CGGCGAGCCGTCAATCTACTCCAATGGATTCGGACAACTGGTCCATCCCGAGACTGTTGGAGAATGGACCGGGCTTACCGATGAAGCCGGCCAAAAGATTTTTGAGGGGGACATTCTGCGCTATGCCAAGAGTGACGGGTCTCTCTCAGAGTTTGCCACCGAGGTAAGATTTGGGACCTATAACTGCTCCTGCTGCAGAGGTGTGTACGGCTGGTATCTCAGCGGCGGCGGTGGCGATATTCGAGACTTTTGTGGATATGAGGATGCGGGACCCTATGTCGTTGTCGGCAACATCCACGACAACCCGGAACTTCTGGAGGATCTGGAGCGCCCTACTGCCAATAGCGTCCGGGCATCCCAGATTATCTTGGCTGCGGAGGAACAGTTCAAAGCCATGATAGAAGAAACCCGAATGCAGATAACAAAGGAGGACGGTCCATGAAAAACGGTGAAGCACCGAACCTGTCGCCGACACACCTGGCAACATATAAACCGGGCCCATACTGTGCGACCTGCGGCAGCATCAAGGTCATCCGTCAGCGAGGCGCCATGCTCTACCGCTGCAAGACGATGGGCAAGGACTTCTCTCCATTCGAGGATAATTCCCTCTGGGCCTGCAAGGACCCGCCGGCGGGAAAAAGGGTCGCCATGAACCGCATGCCCTAGATAAAGCAAGCCCCGCCTCCGTGCTGACACCACAGAGGCGGGGACAGAGCCTGAATCGGCACAGCCGATTGCCACCACGCTCCCATCGGATTGTATCACGCATTCGGCAAAGACGCAAGCGAGGGGAGCGCAACGATGACACTGCAAGAATTGAACGAGAATATCCGGCTCCATGAGCGCCTGGATCGGGCTTATGACATGGCCCAGTCACTCCGGGAAAAGGCCGACCTCCAGGCCCCAAAGCTGGACGGCCTGCCCCACGGGTCCGATGTGGCCGACAAGGTGGGCAATATCGCCATTGCCATTGCGGACCTGGACGCCCGGATCCGGGAGCTGGAGGATCAGGTCGAGGCCAACGATGACGCGATCCGGACTTTCGCCAACACCTTCCCGGATGAGCGCCTACAGATGGCGATCCAGATGCGGTTTATCTCCTGCTTCACCTGGGAGACCACGGCGGCGCTGCTGGGAGATTGGTACACCGAGAACAGCGTCAAGCGGCTGGTGTATACCGCCGCATGCCGCGACGGAACGCAGGTGAACGCCGTGTAGCCCGAGTGAACACGATGTAACGGTGGTGAACGGCGTGTAGCGCCGTGTAGTGGCGCGTTCCGTATATCGTGCGCTATTCTCTATGCTGTGAAATTCGATCATTGCCTGGCGGCTGTCTCCGACCTGGGGGCGGCCGCTATTCTTTCGGGAAAGGAGGCCCCCGGCTTCGCGTTTCTCCTTTGCGCGGGGTCTGACCTGGGCTGATGCCGGTTCGCCAACGGCATGGGCAGCAGGGAACAATGAAAAGGAGGAAGCCCAAATGCTCAAACGCGGAAAGGCGCTGTCCCGGAAGTGGAGGCAGAGATGATCTACTCCGAGAACAACGTATTTGACGAAGCCCTGGACCGCATCCGATTTCTATATCAAAACCACGACGATGTGATTGTGAGCATGTCGTGAGGAAAGGACAGCACAGTCCTGTTTCACCTCTGCCTGACCGTGGCGCAGGAGATGGACCGCCTGCCGGTAAAGGTGTTCTGGCTGGACCAGGAGGCCGAATGGCAGGCCACCGTGGATTATATGCAGGTCATCATGGATCGTCCGGATGTGGCCCCGTATTGGTTTCAGGTCCCGTTTGATTTCACGAACACGCTCTCTCCGGAGAAGAACTTCGTGCGGGTTTGGGACCCGGAGGCCAAGACACTATGGATTCACCCCCAAAGCGACATCTCCATCAAGGAAAACCCCTGCACGGCCAATCGCTTCCACGATCTCGTGAACCAGTTGCCGGACTACTGCACGGACTCCGACAACTGCGCCGTGATGGTGGGAATGCGGATGCGGGAGAGCCTGAACCGGCGGGTCGCCATCACCCAGCATGAAGCGAAGTACAAGGGGATCACCTGGTGCAAAAAGAAAACTGGCAAGTGTCAGGTGTTTTGGCCCATCTACGATTTCACCAATGATGACATCTGGACCGCCCTGGCCCGAAACCACTGGGATTACAACAAGGTCTATGACCTGCAATACCAGTGGGGTTTAGCCAAAGAGGCTATGCGAGTGAGCGCCCTGATCCATGAAACCGCCTGGCATTCCATCGAAATGCTCCAGGAGTTCGAGCCGGAGACCT